TCTGGAAGGCCGTGGGTGAATCCACAACCTTACAGTTAGACTTTGACAATCCTGTTCCCGAAGATACCGTCAATCAAGCCCTCATGATGGACAACGCCGTTAAATCCGGCCGAATCAGTATCGCAGAATCGCGCAACTTATCCGACATGGGCGCTATCGACCCCACTGAGCATTTTTATATTCCCAGCGGCTTCCAGGTTGTGACGGGCCAGCAGATACTTGACGGAACCATACCGGCCGCAGTTTCGCCCTTTAGTGGTGGCACAGGTGATACCACAGAACCCAAACCCGCAGAAGTACCCGCCAAGACTCCCGAAGAACAGGCGGTCAAGATGTTAAAAGAGATTCGGCATGAGCTGACAAAAGCACATGAAAAGTAAATTAATACATGAACTGGATAACGTAATCTATTTGCTCGAACATAAAGCACTAAATCGTACCGCCCACTGGCAGCAGCAGATAAAGCGGGCGCAGCCACACGAGGACAAACTTAAGAAAGCCATTGAGTCCATGTTCTCAAAGCAAAAGACACAGGCTCTTGAAAAACTGAAAGGCGCGGTCAACCGCAACCACGAATTACTGGATGTCAAACAGGCGAGAGAAAGCTATATCGCCGCCGTTCCCGCCATTGTCCTGCCATTTATCCAGATGGAGATGCAGTACGGTTACAACTCAATCAACCCGGGCGGTTCCATACCCTCCATAGTCAATCAGCAGGCACTTGATTGGCTTAACACGAGGATTGGCTGGGCCGCCGATGAATTAGGCGAACAGACGGCCTCACAACTCTCGCAAATCCTGTCTGACGGTTATGCTCAGGGTTTGAGTATGCAGCAGATAGCCCAGAACATTCAGGACGCCTCCTGTTTCAGCGATGCGCGGTCAATGCTCGTGGCACGAACTGAAATCATGGGTGCCTCGAACTTTGGCAATACCGCCGGTTATAAAGCTGCCGGCGTAACTCAAGTACAATGGAAAACCGCAGAAGATGAAAGGACTTGTGAAATCTGCGACCCGATGGACGGCGATATTGAGGACATAGACGATGCGCCGCCGTTGCCCGCCAGCACACACCCAAACTGCCGCTGTATTTGGCAGCCCGTGATACCTGATTAGCTGAATTAAAGGAGAGAGAAATGGCTGAGAAAAAAGTTGAACCTATTATGTTATCTGATGTCAAACGCCTCGTGGTTAATGATGGCGACACGATTGTATTGTTTTACGATGGTTCGATTACGGCGGAACAATACGAAGCACTAAGAGAATCATGGATATCTACTTGGAAAGGACGTAATGTCAAAGCGTTTCTTCTTGAACGTGGTATGGATATCGGGGTACTTGGTAAGACTACCTGATTAATTTATTTCTTAAGAAATGTCATGGAGGCTCTCATGCCCGAATCGCAGCAGGATACATTCTTTAAAACAATACTGACTGAATTCTCGAACGATAATGTCAAAGTTTTTATGGTTGACGGTTCTACTATCCGGGACCCTCTGACAAAGCCTTTCTGGATGGACTTCACCGAGGGCGATAATGACGCACATAATCCCGATTTAGTCCCGCCGGGTGAAGCATGGATTGACCTTGATGTGGCCCCGACAGAAGTCCGCTGTACTATCCTGCACGAACTGACAGAACGCCGGTACATGATAAATGACGGCCTTGATTATGACGATGCGCACGATAAGGCCAACGAAGCTGAGGAATATGCCAGAGCGCACAGAGACCAGTTGAATAAACTCTGCATGGCCGAACTTAAACTAGCACCGGCCTATAAATCGAAATCAATGCCGCAAGTAGAGGTAAAGAATATGCCGAGAAAAGAACCGATTAAAAAACTATTTACCGTTACCGCTAAAGAAGTGGCCGGACTTGAGAGAACACTTGATTTTACGGCCTCGCTGGAAACACCGGACCGGATGGGCGACCAGGTGAAAGCGGACACATGGAAGCTGGACAACTACCGCAAGAATCCTGTCTTCATGTGGTGCCACAATTACACCCTGCCGCCAATCGGCAAAAGCCTGAAAGAATGGGTTGAGAACGGCAAACTGATTATGCGGATTCAGTTCGCGGATGACACTATCGATTATCCCGATGGTATGCCGTCAGCCGATACCGTCTATAAACTCTACCAGGGCGGTTTCATGAACGCCGTCTCCGTGGGCTTCGACCCCTCGACTGGCGATGCCAAATCAATCAGTGGCGGCGGTACTGACTATACCGGACAGGAATTGCTGGAACTGTCAGCGGTGCCTGTCCCTGCTCACCCTGACGCATTACGCCGGGCAGAGGAAGCGGGCGTACTGACTGTCAAACAATTAACAGCACTTCTTCCTAAAAAGAAAGAGTACACGCAAGGCGAAATCTCTGATGAAATCGCCTATCTGAAAACCATGATTGCCGCGGCTGGATTGTCACCGGAAAACATGGCTGAAATGAGACGCTTAACGGGCGGCGACATGCCCGATAAAATAAAAGATTTAGTCAAATGCACCTGTGAAGGCTGCAAGGAAACGGACTGCAAATGCAAAGGCGCTGACTGTACCGATAAAGACTGCCAGTGCAAATGCCACTCAAACAAGATTCTCCAAATATTCCAGACAAAATAATAAATAAAACAAAGAGGTAAATAACAAACATGGCTATTGATACCACGAAACCCGAATACAAGGAATTAAAAGACGCCCTTGAGAAAGACCTGAACCTGAAAGACAAAATCAACAAAGAGTTCGGCGTTTTTAAAGAGGAAAACCTGAACGTACAGGCAATGGTTGACGAACAGGTAGCTAAGGCTCTCAAGACCAGCATCAAACCCGTGACCGGCGACAACTCGAAAGAAACCTTCCAGAAAGCATGGAATTCCGGCGCCTACCTGAAAGGCCTGTGGGCGAAAGAACACAACGTGCCCGAAACCAAACAGGGCAGCGTGAAAATCCCGAACATGGAAGCCGTGATGAAAGCACTGGGCGAATCTCAGGGCAGCACCGGCGCCTTTATCCTGTTCACCGAATTCCTGCCGGAATTGCAGAAACTCATCATCGAGAAACAGATCGTCCGCAAATATGCCAAAGTTATCCCGATGAATCAGGAAAGCATCCGCGTCCCGCGTATCTATGACAACACCCACTATAACGCGACCTACGGCGTCCAGGTACACGGCGGTATGACCGTTAATGTAGCCGCAGAAGCCAGCGACCGTTCCGCGACCGGCGGCGACCCCGTATTCGCCGATATCATGCTGATTGCGAAAGTCTATGCCGAAATGCACAAAGTCAGCAATGAACTCCTGATGGACTCCCCGATGGCGTTGGCCCCGCTGCTCCAGACCTTACTTTTTGAATCTCTGGGCTTCCGCCAGGATTATGACTGCCTGCTGGGTAACGGCGTCAATAAGTGCTTAGGCGCTTTGAACTCCGCGAACGGCGCTTTAATCAGCACCACCCGCACCGTCACCGGCCATCTGGACTTCAACGATGCCATTCAGCAATATATCCACATGCTCCCCAGCTCCGTCAATAATGCCGTCTGGGTCTGCTCACCTTCCGCTTTCGCCGATATTATGAAATTCGCGGTGGTTGTGGGTGTCGGCGGCAACTCCGTCATGATCGGCAACTTCCCCGGACAATCCGGCGTACAAGCACCTCCGGCTTATCTGTTAGGCCGCCCGATTTTCATCTCCGAGAAAGTTCCGGCGTTAGGAACTGCCGGCGACCTGAGCTTCTGCGACTATCAGTATTACCTGTTAGGCGACAGAATGGAACCTACCCTGACCACTTCCGACCAGAGATACTTCGAGACCTACCAGACCGCCTTCCTGCTCAGTGAGAGGATTGACGGCCAACCCTGGTTGTCCACCACCTTAACAGCGGCCAACAACAGTGACACTTTGTCAGCGTTCTGCACTACCGCTGCATAAATTTAATCAATCATAAGGTTCGAGTCACGTAAATCTCAGAGAACGGGACAACTAAATTAAATAAAAATCGAGGTTAAACAATGACTGTTTTACTTACTGAAAAAGCTAAAATTATCAAAGTCGGCGGCTATCAGAGCCACGATACCGGCAAATCCTCAACCTATGTCCAACTGAGCGCCGGACAACAGGCCACGTTTATTATCAAATGCGGCACGATCGCCCAGACCATGACCTTCCTTGCCTACCAGTCCACCACATCCACCGGCGGGTCCGCTATCCCGACCGCGAACGGCGCCCTTTATCAGAAGGCCAGCACCGGCGTTATCGACCTGTCGGAACTTGACACGGCCCCGGTTGCCCTTCCTGTCGCGGGTATCACCATGACGGCCAGCACGGACAACTATAAGATTCTGGTTATCACGGTCAAATCTGCGAACCTGTCAGCCGGTTATAAGTGGGTTGGCATTGTCTCCACCGCCACCTCCGGCAACAACTATGCCGATATTACCGCCGTAGTCAGTGACGAACGCTTCGGCCAGCAAATCCCGCCGTCAGTCCAGTAATGAACAAGAAACGGAGAGGCGTGGTTAAGGCTCTGACTGCGCCTCCCGTTCACACTGCGATTCTTGAGCCAATCAAACACACGGCAATACTTAAACCTATCGAAATAAAATAGACCGTTAGGACACCGGATATACTTCTCGGTCACAACGGCAAAGGAAAAATATGTTATTCGCAAAATGGGTATCCGATAACATCGGTTCTACCACCCAACCCATCGCCTCCTCAATAGCCAACGCCAACTTCATGGGCTTCTACGTTTCCAACTCAGACGCGACCGGCGGGACCGCGCGGGGTCTGTATATGCGTCTGTATCTTACCGGCACATCGGGACAATCCGGCGAGGCCGTCAGGGCCTTCACGACCGTTAATGGCACGGGCGCCGTGGGTGTGCATGGTAGTCAATCCAGTGTTTCATTCGGCACAAGCGGCACAATTACCGGCCTTGCGGCTGGCATCCGTTCCACCTTTCAGGTAAAAAATGCTACCATGTC